AGCCAATGAAGCCAACTGACAGAGTTGAAAAGAAACCAACAATAGCAATTAAAACTTTGTTTAGCATTTCCATCTCCGCCGAGCTGCGCAAATACGTTTCTTAGGCGTCTTCTTACAGCTAATGTTATTCGCCTTCATCTGTCCAGCAGACCTAGAACAGTAAGACTTACGCCGTTTTGCAGCGGCAGAACCCTTTTTTACTTTTCCAGTAACCGCAGTCTTCAGCTTAGACCCAGGGTTAGCTCTACGATACGCAGCCACACCAGCCTTAGTCATTCCAGCACCAGACTCGGTAGACCGGAAATTCTTCTTGTTGCGCTTTGGCATTTTTTTAGGAGCACGAGCCATTATTGTCTCACTTAAAAAAGAACGCCGCACTGGTGACGTTTGTCATCACGGCGTATATATCAGTGTTAAACTTTACTCCTTCAGCGGGAAGACTTAAATCACCCGAATCATTACTTTTTACATGTAGCGTAAAGACGGAGGTGCCAGAAGCTCCCCCGTCTTTGAACTCTATTGTACCTGTTGACGTATGACCCATGTAATGCACCGCCACAAGACGCGCAGGTCTTGCAACGACTGTTCCTGACGCCGATAGTGTCTTTGCATTTAGGTCAGAGCCTGCCATCAGCCAAAAAACGCCGTAATTGATGTGATGTTCGTCAGAGTCACATGACACTCATCATCAAAAATCATCCCATGATCAGGAATACTGACTTGCGTATCATCTGAAGTATTAAACACCATGTCTAACAGGGTCGCACCACCACTGCCGTTTTTAAATACGACCTGTGGAGAGCCACTAGACGCGGTCTTTACATAAAACGCCTTCAGACGAGTTCTGCCACCGTTTAAAGTACCAGTCGCCGTTGCTGTCTTGGCAAAAATAGAAGCAGCCATAATGCCCTCCTATTAAGCATTGTTGATGTTTTGAACATACTCAACAGTTACAAAACCCGCACCTGATGTACCCGCAGAAAAATCAATGAAGATCGGAACATCAGTAGCACCAATGTCTGCCCATACGTCAGAATCTGCAATCGTGCCAGTAGAACCATACTTGAAAACATTCGCAGCGGTGCCAGCAGCCAAACCAGTGAAGAGGTTTGTTGAAGTGCTGTTAGTGCCCATGCTGATGTTAGCGGCGGCGGTAGCTGTGGTGATGTTTACGATAATTTCTGTGATCTGACTGTTGGCAGGAATTGTAATGCCTGTATCAGCGGCAGTGGTGGACTGAGTCCATGAACCAGTTTGTGCCATCTTAACGAAACCGACATTAGAAACGTCTGAACCGTGTGTTGTGCCAGTTGTGTTTTTGATTGTTCCGGCCTTAATAGGACCAGAGAAAGTAGTTGTCGCCATGAGTTACTCCTGTCGTGGCTAATGTCAGATCCACACTGGATCTGTCAGGGTAACACTAGCATACACGAAAAAAAGCGAAGCCGCAATTAAGTCGGCTCCGAGTTTAGGGAGGAAACTTACATCTCGTAAGGTTTTTACAGACTAACAGAAAAAAGGGCGACTGTGAAGCCGCCCTTTAACCCAGTATGGAGGACTAGGATTCTTATGCGCCTGGTGAACCAAACACACAACGTGGGTCTGAGAAACCGAAGCTGTAACGCTCACGGGCCTTGAACCGCATGTTGCCTGTGTCGAAGTCTGCTTCCATCTGTGTAGACAGTGGAACACGCTCAAAGTGGACGAATCCACGAGGGGCATCTGTCAAGACAAAGAACGCATCTGGGTCTGTTAGGAAGTCGTTAACGGCGTAACCGTCAGGAAGCATTCCCATTGACCGAAGTGCGTTGATGTCGTTGTCAGCAGTACCGACACGAAGGTTTGACACCATCAGACGCTCTGCAACGAACTGCAACTGACGAGGAATCACCAGCTTTAGACCGCGAAGTGCGACTTTCAGGCCACGCTCATCAACGAATCCAGCAATGCTGATCAGAGCGTCCTCAAGTGAGGTTTCGTTCAAGTCAGCGGCTGTACCTGGTTCGTTAGCAAACGTGCTACCAGTTGTAAGCGGGTGTGATGCGTCACAGAGTGCAACACCGTCACCGCCAGCAGATGCACCAGCCGTAAACGCATTGTTTAGAATGCTGGCTGCTTTAACCTGCTTTGTGTGTGCCATTGAACGCGCAAGAGCACGAGTGTAGCGAGTAGAGAGACGATCATAAAGATTATCTTCCACAGCTTCTTCCGTGATCGAAAACGCTAGTGCAATGGTTTCATGGTTATACCGAGCGGTATATGCTTCGTTGGCATCGTCAAAATTGACGGCGGAACCTTCCGACTTAGTCGGAGCGGCGCCAAACCCGGAAAGCATGACCTCTTCTTCAAATGCTCGATCTGAAGACTCAGTGGTGAAGATTTCGGCGTGCTGGTTTTCGTACCGGTTGTACTCCATGCCAAACAAGGCATTGAGACCCGGCTCCAGCTCTTTCGCCAGTTGTGCGCGAGAAATAGCCATTTAGTGAGCCTCCTTAAACGCCGGTAGTCGATGGAGTACCAGCAGCAATACCACCATTGGCGGAATTAAAGCTGTTATTCAATCGAACGATTAGACCAATACCAGCCGCTGCGAAATCTTGATTCTCAACATCATCTTGAATGCCGATGATACGAAGATGCAAGGCAGCAGTAGTAGCGATAGTGCTGACACCCAACTTACCGGATGAAATGCCTGTGGTTGTTGAACCAGAAGCACCAGCCGCAAAGTTTGCGTTAGCGAACACATGAGCGCGTGCAGTAGCTTCGTCAGTCAATGAAGCGTCTGATGCGATAACAAATGTTTGCATTGGGTTGTCATACACGAAGGCTTTGACGGGATGATTTGAATCCGCGCCTGAACCTGGCCAGTAGTTTGAGAAAATTTTCTCACCAGTGGTAGACGAAACGTATTCGCAACCCCAGAAAACACCAACAAGACCCACAGATCCACCAGCCGCCGCGCCAACAATGTCAATAAAGCCAGTTGACAGCGGAATAACAGGGGATCCTTGGAATATCGCGTTTGTGTTTCCAGAGGCGATACGATATTCAGTCGCACCAGTGGTGTTTGCAGCCTGACCGACTACACCAATCGGACGAAGTCCGAAGGCACCGTTAGTATTTGCCATGATAGCAATACTCCTCTAAAGTTTACTCGGAATCGCGTTTGCGACCTCCGAAAGTTACACGACTCTGCCTCTCATTACTGATAGGCATGGAAGGATGTTGTTCCTTCATAAGGTCCTGATCTACAGCCGTCATTTGTTCGCGGGTCCGGTTCCCGTAATACGCGGATCTTTCCTGCGCTGTCTCTTCAGGTATTCGGGCGAGCATTAATCCACCGTTGCCAATAACACCAGCATGTGAACCACTATCAATAATCGCATAATCAAATCCAGGGTACTCATCGGCTCTGACTGGTTCCCATCCCTCACGAAGTTTGGAGTGGACGTTCATTTTGTCGTCATCGCCTCTAAGAGAAGTCCGGATCCAACGATGAGTATATCCATCAGGTGGAGCAGGTGCATCTAATCGGCTGGGCGGTGCCCATGGTTTTCTGCGCGTTGTTTTTTCGCGGGTTTCTGTTGACCGTGGCTGTCTTGTTTCACTCATGGCTTAGTCCTTTACATACTTGGCGTATTCTTCTAAAGGAACCCCAAGTTTCTTTGCCATAGCCACCTGTGAAGGTGACAACTTGACGGTCCTGCGCCCCTGTCGGTTACTACGAGATGCGGAAGTTGAAGCCGAGGCGACCCTAGAACTTCCCTCGTTTTGCTTGACACTCATGTCATTTGGGAAGCGTTCCCTGAGACGAGCATCTAATTGAGTATAGTATTCATCTTCTGTGCCGTCAAATCCTTCCGCACGAAGATTGTTATCTATAACAAAAGCGGCTTGCGTCATGATCTCGTCATCACCAAACCAAGTGTTCTTTTCTGCCCACCGTTCCGCTTTGGGATCGGGCTTGACCGCCGGTTGTGCAGCCGGTTGTGCCTGCTGAACTTCCATTGGTTGCTGCTGAACAGCTTGCTGTTCCTGCCGTTGTTTAGCTAATCGAAAACGCTCCTGCTCAATAGAAATCTTTGAAAGAGCTTGTTGCGCGTCGATCATCGCATCAACATCACCACGATCATGTGCATCTTTGTAGGACTGCCTTGCGGTGCCTAGTTGTGAATCCAACCTAGTTCCGTACTCAGATAGATAACCTTGGTCTAGATTGCTTAATTTAGTTTTTAGCTGCTCATTCTCGTTCTTTAAAACTTCAGCAATACGAGCGGCTTCTTCTTTGTCCCGCTCTGCGTAACGATATTTTTCCGTTAGTTTTTTAATTCGTTTCTGGACACCCTTACTGTAGTTGTCCAGTTCTTCCCCGTCAGCCTTCTCGGTTTCTACCTGAAGGGTTTCTTCTTGTACCTCAACCTTTTTCTGGTCGTCATCAAGCGTTACCTCGATGTTTTCTTCTTCAACTGCTTGAGCTTCTGCCATCACAACCTCCTAGACCTGCTTAACATCATCAGGCTCAAGGATAGTAGCGATTACCTCATCATCATTGATGATGCGTACCTCGCCCCCGTCAATCTTGAACCTAGAACCAGAATACCTACCAATGCAAACCCACTGACCTTCTTGGCACCACGCTTCGGGGTTGTCGCCAAACTTGTTAGGATCTTGGTATGCCAACGGGCCTAGCTTGAGGACGTATGCCACTACCGTGGCCAAAGCCTCTCGCTCACGAGCCTCGTTTGGTATGATAATCCCGCCTTCTGTCTTGAGTTTGCCCTGATAAGGCATAACAAGAAGCCGCCAACCCGTGGGTTGCGGCAGACGTTCTTTAAGGGTTTTGTCTATGAGACTAGGATCCAGAACACGTTTCTCAGACTCTACATAAGCAGCATCTGCGGAAACGGGGTCTTTTGCTTTTGATCGCGCAATGTGATCAGGAACGTATAATGTCTTCGCCATCGTCTACGTTTTTCTCCAGCAGGGTTTTGATTTCTTCCTTGGCGTAGACAAGTCCCTGTACTTCTCCCACCAACCGCTGGTACTGCTCAAAGTTCTGAACACCACCAGATGTCAACATGTCAGCGATCTGTTCTTCTCGCTTCGCCAACAAGTTATAAACATATTTTGCGAAGTCTGCAACATCCATTATATAATATCTTTGTAGTCTGCTTGTTTATCACTTGTGATAGGTCCGCCCTCTGCCCAACTATCGCATGTGTTCTCCTGCATACAGACAAACTTCCATATCTGGCAATAACCCATGTTTCCTGACTCTTCGCCTATACATTCTAGGATGTCGTCTGTCTGGTTATAGGCAGAACAGTTACCACAAACTTGATCTGACCGAAATGCAGAGCCTGTGTTGGGTTCGCGATAATTAGCCTCATCTACCGCGATTGAACGATTTTCAGAGTTTAGATCGTCATCTTTAGTGGGAGCCGGACAGCTTTCCCCCTCTTCAGACATCTTATCCACCGGTATCGCACCATCCGGCAATATGCTGATCGTGATAACAGGCATTAGTACGTTCCGCTATAACCACGGCCAGAAATTGCGGCACCGCAACCACGACCTTTGTTTGTGTTTACAGACATCCCGTCACGATAGCCGTGAACCTTGCCACCGTGCTTATAGCCAGGGCGTTTTACCATGCCGCCACCCATCATGCCTTGACCGTCACCCATTTGGAAGAGTTCAGCCTCAATCTCGATGATCTTGTCATCATCGTTGTTCTCACGGGCATCCTCAAGCATCTGCATCAGCATTTCCTTGCGAACATCTCCACCTTCAGCGTACTTCACCATGCCGCCGCCCATCTTACTATTCTTCATAGCTTCAAAGTCTGCGCCAGTGATGGAATCACGAGGTTCTGCTACACGAGCAATTTTCATCTGCTTTTCGGTGTACTTGTTCTTTGGCATGATAAACTCCTACTTCTTAAAAAACTTGGTTGCTGCCCTTGTGCCAAAGCTGGCACTTACGATAATTCCCAATGTGTAACGATAATACTCAGGCATTGCTTCCAACGCCGTAAAGCCGTCCGTTACTATCTGCCGACCCCAGTCTCCACAAAAGGCTAAGACCAAAGGAACGGAAAACAAAATTGTTAGCCACTCGTCTTTCCACGAGGATGCAGAAGCATCTGCCATTTTGAGATCCCAGTCAATCTCTCCGGTGGCTTTCTTCTCCATGATGACCGCTTCAGCCTTGGCCTTGGCAACCTTTGCTCCGGTCTCTGCCTTCTTAGTCTCAACCTTGCCCTCAAGCCATGTGCCAGCAAGATTTGCAATAGGCCCTAACAACGCCTGTATCATTAATACAACTCCTTATTTTTAGGAACCATAACCGGCTTACAATAAGCCGTGGCTTTGTGCTCCGATGGAACAGAGCCATAATGTTGATAGTTCCCGTACCTCTTTGTTATCTGAGCCGCAAAAAAATTACAATCTGTTACAGAACGAAAATACATGTCCTGACTCTGTACTTTACCACCTAATACCAAAATAAGCAAAAAAGCATGAATCATTTTCGATTCATCCATGCGGTGGCGCCCATAAACGCACCAACAATACCTGCTCCAGATATGTAAAACAGATTGCTAATGTCGCTTAACGCCTTAACCCTATCCAAAGGAATAAAGAACATCGCAAGCGTAAAAACACCCATGGAAATCAGCGTGTACCGCGCCATGCGCAACTGAGCCAAGTTTTTCCTAAGTTCATTCTCTGTTTGTTTGATTTCTTTGATGTGCGACAGTTCCTCGTCACTTACGATGCCGTCACCGTCCTCGTCATATTCCGCAAATCTTGACTGTTTCTGTAGTTTTTTCTGGGTCATATCCTACTCCCACTCAACTATTTTACTATCGCTGTTTGGATCGTACTCACACATGTAAGATGTAGGACAAAACTCACTAATCACCATGGAGGTGCGCGTTTTGTTAGCGCCCTCGTAGTAACAGTGCCATTCCTCGTTAACTTTTTTGTACTTAGCTAATCTGCAAGTAACAAATTGTGTGTCATCCGCTCGCGCCATCCATATTATCATTACAACGAAAAACGTAGCAGCGGCTACAATCGCTCCAGCAATTAAAAAGAACTGCTTCAAGTTCTCCTCAAACTCTTTGGTTTCTTGAATTTTTTTGCGTCTGGCTTCGGCGGCGGCTTCTTTGGCTTCTTGTATGCGCCTAGCTCGCTCTTCCACAATGGAACGCCAAGTTCCATGCCCAAACCGTAAGTCAACCATTTGAGCAATTTCTTGCATCTGCTCTTTAGCGATTTTGGCATCTATGATTTCAGAAGCTACGGATTTTACGCCGAACTGATCCGCTACGCCTACGCCTGATTTAGCGCTGCGTTTCTTCTGAACCTGTTTTTCACCTTCAAACAGATTGTCAATATATCCGGCAATTTCAGATACGTCATTAGCAGTGCCAATAGCAGATTTTATTCCATCTACAGCACTTTTAAATAACGCTATACCAGCCAGCGTTTCTGCTATCATTAACCCTTACGCATCGCCAACTC